AAAAAAAGGTCAAAGGTGTTGATGAATCAGTAAACGAAGTTAAAGTAAATCCTACTACTAAAAAATTCTTAAAAGGAATGAAACGGATTAAGGTTAAGGGACTTGGTGGATATATGCCGGGTGTTGACTATGTGTATGTTGATGGTGATAAGTATTACTTTGTGGACACCGATGGTGACCATATGGAACTTAAAAATACAAATACTATTAAACAACTACATAAATTACACGGTAGTTCATTAGGTGAATCAGTAAACGAAGGTATTTCTGTATTTGATGAAAGACACTTTGGTAAAAATGGTCTTATCATTATGATTGATGATAATGGTAAAAAAGTATCAGCAATTTTTAAAAATAAAAAGAATTCATACAAATACGATAGAAACAACCCAGCTCATATTAAAAAACTTTTAGATTTAGCAAAGAAAACTAAATATCCAAAAGCAATCGATGAATCGGTAAACGAAGCCGCATCAAGAACCGCAATGGAAATTGGTGGTTTAACTGGTATGAACAAAGACGCAATTCAAAAGTTTGTTGATGATAACAAATTGGATATTGAAAAAGTATATCAGTATGTTAAGAAGGGTAAACTTCCAGAAAGAATGGCATTGGTATCGGCAATCGCAGGTAAGCCAGGAAATACAGTTCAAACAAAACTAATTAAAAAGTTTAAATAAGATGACTGAAAAACAACTCAAAGAACTTATCAGAGAAGAATACCATAATGTAAAAAACTTTATGGAAGAGAAGTATGGATTCGTTCCAGAGTTGGGACAAGTTGTATCTAATCCATATGTGTCGGCCTTCAAAGTAGAAGACTATTTAGAAGAAGGTAGTGAGACTGATGCTGAAATGGCCGTAGACCAAATTGAAACTATGGTTAAGAGAGCACAAGAATTAATCTCAAAACTTCAAGGTAAGTCTGATTTAGAACCTTGGGTTCAATCTCTAATCACAAAAGCCGAAGATTACATTTCAACAGTATCAGACTATGGTGAGGTTGATGAGTATGATGTTGAGACGCTTGAGGAAACTAAAGACTTCATTAACTTTATGAAGGAATACTCTCAAATGTTAAATCTACACAAAGAGGGAACTGATAACATTAACGAAGCAGAATATCAAGGTAGAAAAGTAGAACTTGGTAAGATTATGCAAGGTGATGTTAAAAAGTTCAAAGTGTATGTAAACAATGACAAAGGTAATGTTGTTAAGGTAAACTTTGGACAAAAGGGTATGACTATTAAGAAGGATAATCCAGGCGCTCGTAAATCATTTAGAGCAAGAATGAATTGTGATTCACCAGGTCCAAGATGGAAAGCAAGATATTGGTCTTGTAGAAAGTGGTAAACACTATTTATACTAAAATAAGTTATGAACTCATATCACATTTATGTGGTCGGTGAGCATCCCCCACAAGAATTTGAATTGATTACACAAATATACTCGTGTGTTAATCACAAAAACACAAATCCAAATATCCCATTACATTTGGTAACAAATGAACAAAGTCGTAAATTCTTTGAATCCCACAACATTACTAAATTATATGACAGCGTAATTACCGATATCTTCGATGATTACCCATATGATAAAATAAGCAATAATTATTGGGCCAGTCCAAAGATTTGGGCAATGTCAAAATTAAAAACACCATTTGTTGTATATGACATTGATTTGGTATTAAACAAGAGTCTTGAACCATATCTCGAAACTGACTTATTATATCTACACCGTGAGAGTACATCAAGCTATCCAAATATTTATGATGTACACCATACTGATAATTTTAAATGGGATGGTATGTTTATAAAATCTTTAAAAGATACACTCCCAATGAATTGTGCAGTAGTGGGTATGTTCAACGAAGAATTTAAAAAAGAATATACCGATATATACTTTAACTTTGTGTTTAACTCCACAGGTGAAATAAGTTATGCTAACGAAAATTCACACCTAATGGTTGGTGACAGTTCTGCGCAAATTATGATAGAGCAGTGGATGTTGGCTGGATTAGCACACGATTGGCAAAGTCGAAGAAAGTTAAATTTTAAATCAAAGTCATTTTGTAATGTCATATACACATCCGAAACTTTAAGGTTGTTGGATTTAGATATAGACCCGTCCTTTTCTGAAATAGAAATTTCATCGGCAATGTATCATTTATGGGGAGCCAAAAAATACCAAAATAAAGTAAATCACAAAATACATAAACTTACAAAATTGGAACTACTTGAAGCAGAACGGCTCATTTTAGAGAGTCCATATTATAAGACAATACACGAGTCGTATTACTCTTTAATTGAAAAAATTAAATAATTAAATTATTCTACCATATTTATATTGGAACAATAAGTTTAATAAAAGAGAAAATTATGAAAAATTGGTTAAAGAAAACTTGGAATTGGTTATTAGGTAAAACTACTATCGATGAAAAGATTGTTGAAGTTTCTAAAGAAACTAAACGTAGAGTTAACAGAGTCAAAGAAGAGCTCGGTGATGTTAAAGCTGCATTCGAAAATACTGCAGACCAGATAGCTGATGTAGTTGATGCTGCTAAGGGTAGTTCTCGCAAAGGTCGTAAATCTACACCTAAAAAGAAAGCTACACCAAGAAGTGGTGCTAAATCAAGTGGTTCAGGTGCTGGTAATGGTAAGTCTACATCCAGAGGTGGTGCTAAATCAAGTGGTTCAGGTGCTGGTAAGAAAAAGGCCGCTCCAAAACGTGGAAATGGTGCTAAATCAAGTGGTTCAGGTGCTGGTAAGAAAAAGGCCGCTCCAAAACGTGGAAATGGCGCTAAATCAAGTGGTTCGGGTGCTGGTAAGGGTAAAGCTACTCGTAACAAAAAGTAAATGAGAAAACTCAACCCATCTCAATTAATTATTGTTTGTTTGGTAGGTGCACTAATCTACCAACAATTCTTTTTGGGTAATACCTACAAAAAAGAATATGAACGAATGTTAAAAGAGAAGGAAACCGAGTATTTAAGTGAGATTGAAAAATTGGAGAGTGAGGCAGACTCACTTCTCCAACTCAATCTTGGTTTAAGTAATCAGATTGCTGAAATTGACAATCAGATTAACTCTAAAAATGCACAACTCCTTAATTTGAAAAAACAATATGAAGAGCAAATTGATAAGTTTGATGATATGTCTGATGATGACCTCATCACTGCTTTCACAAACGCTTTCGACTGATAGCGTAATTGCAGTTCCACGAACCGCAGTGAAGAAAGCTCTCATTGTTAAGTCTCAATTTGATGTATGTCAAATGGAGTTAAAAACAACACAAGAGTTGGTCACTCTACAAAATGACAAGATTGGATTACAATCCGAACAACTTGCAAACTTTTCAGTAGCCCTACAAAGTAAAGATGGTATCATTCAACAAAAAGACAATATGATTAAATTGAAGGATACCCAAATCAAAACCCTAAAGAAACAAAAAAGAGGTCAGTTCTTTAATGGACTCTTCTTGGGTGGTGCTGGTGGAGCTGTTATAATTGCTGTATTGTTTGTATTATAAAAATGTATGCCAGATTTAAGACAATTAATAAAAGAGGAATGGGTCAAGTGCGCTAAAGACCCTATATATTTCTTTAGGAAGTATTGTTATATCCAGCACCCTCACCGAGGTAAAATCTTATTCAACCTATACGAGTTTCAGGAAGATTTGATGAACAACATCAATGACAACCGATTCAATGTAATCCTCAAGTCTCGACAATTAGGTATATCAACCCTATCAGCCGGATATTCTTTATGGTTGATGTTATTCCACGAAGATAAGAATGTTCTTGTAATCGCAACCAAACAAGAGGTTGCAAAGAACCTTGTAACAAAGGTTCGATTCATGCATCAAAACTTACCATCGTGGCTAAAGGGTCAGACCGAAGAAGATAATAAATTATCACTTCGATTAAAGAATGGTTCACAAATCAAAGCAACATCTGCCGCAGGAGACGCTGGTCGTTCTGAAGCACTATCGATGTTGATTATTGATGAGGCTGCATTTATTGATAATGTTGAAGAGATTTGGACTTCCGCGCAATCTACACTTTCCACGGGTGGTGGTGCTATTGTACTTTCTACTCCAAATGGTGTAGGTAACTGGTTCCACAAAGTATGGTTACAAGGTCAGAATGGAGAACAATGGCATCCAACGGAACTTCATTGGACTGTACATCCTGATAGAAATCAACAATGGAGAGATGAACAATCAAAGCTTCTTGGTGAAAAGGGCGCTGCACAGGAATGTGATTGTGACTTTATTTCATCTGGTTACACTGTGGTGGAAGGTTCTACTCTACAATGGTATCAAGAGACCTATGTAAAAGACCCTGTTGAGAAACGAGGGTTTGATGGTAACTATTGGTTATGGGATTATCCAAATTACTCTCGTGATTATGTAGTGGTTGCTGATGTTGCTCGTGGTGACTCAACCGACTATTCAGCATTCCACGTTTTCGATGTAGAGACTGTTGAACAAGTTGCAGAATATAAAGGTAAGATTGAAACCAAACAATATGGTGCATTCTTAACTTCAGTTGCAAGTGAATGGAACAACGCAATGTTGGTAATTGAAAATGCAAACATTGGTTGGGCTGTAATCCAAGAAGTGATTGATAGACAATATCAAAACCTTTATTATTCGTATAGAGAATTAGGATATATTGATGAGGATATCCATCTTCGTAAAGGCTGGGATTTGAAACGTAAAGATGATATGGTTCCTGGTTTCTCAATGACAAGTAGAACGAGACCATTGGTAATTTCTAAACTCGATACTTATATGAGAGAACGAACCCCAATCATCCATTCTAAGCGACTAATTGATGAATTGTTTGTATTCATATGGAATGGTTCAAGAGCAGAGGCACAGCGAGGTTATAATGATGATTTGGTTATATCATTCTCTACTGGCCTTTGGGTTCGTGACACGGCACTGAAATTAAGACAGCAAGGTATGGACTTAACAAGAACTACGTTAGGTCATATTGGTAAGTCAAATAGTGGTGTGTATTCGGGAAGAGCGTTGGGACAAGACCCTTGGAAACAAAAAGACCAACGTGGTAATGACAATGATTTAACTTGGCTACTTTAAATTTGGTAGTTAAGTTTATTTTTTGTATATTTATAACTTGTAAGAGTATATACTTTTAGTTGAGATACAAATTATGGCAGATAAATCGCTTTTTGGTAGATTAAAGAAATTGTTCAACACGCAGGTTGTTGTTCGTAGGATTGGTAAGGGTAATACTCAAGCAGTTGATACTCAACGATTACAATCTTCCGGTAACCTCCGTGGTTCATCGTATTACGATAGATTTGGTCGTTTACATACTTCTCGTAGAAACTGGGAAACTTATAACAACCAATTCAACTATCATTCAAACAAACTTGAATTGTATACTGATTATGAAGCAATGGATAAAGATTCAATCATTGCTTCGGTACTCGACATCTATTCGGATGAGTGTACCCTAAAGAATGATGTCGGTGATGTCCTTCGTATTAAAACTCAAGATGAGAATGTTAAGAAAATTCTTCACAATTTATTTTACGATGTTTTAAATATTGAATTCAACCTATGGGCTTGGATTCGTGGTATGAACAAGTATGGCGATTACTTCCTACACCTTGATATTGAAGAAGGTGTTGGTATTGTAAATGTATCGCCAATCTCTGCGTATGAGTTGGAACGTGAAGAGGGATTTAATCCCGATAATCCATATGAAGTTAGATTCAAGATGGGTTCTATGGGTGCTGCCCACGGAATGTCTTCTAATAAGAATGCCGAATTCTTCGAGTTCTATCAGATTGCTCACTTCCGTTTGATGGCAGACACCAACTTCCTTCCTTATGGCCGTTCACTATTAGAAGGTGCACGGAAGACTTGGAAACAATTAACTCTTATGGAAGATGCTATGATGATTCATAGAATTATGAGAGCACCCGAACGAAGAGTATTCAAGATTGATGTGGGTAACATCCCTCCAGGTGAAGTTGATAACCATATGAGAGGTATCATCGACCAAATGAAGAAAGTACCTTATCTTGACCAAACTACCGGCGATTACAACCTCAAGTTTAACTTGATGAATATGTTGGATGATTATTATCTTCCAGTTCGTGGTGGTCAGAGTGGTACTGAAATAGATTCATTGAGTGGTATGGAATTCGGTGGTATTGATGATATTGAATACCTTCGTAATAGAATGATGGCCGCACTTAAAGTTCCAAAAGCATTTATTGGATACGATGAATCAGTTGAAGGTAAAGCAACACTTGCACAAGAGGATATTAGATTTGCTCGTTCGGTTGAAAGAATCCAAAAGATTGCTCTTTCGGAATTAACAAAGATTGCAATTGTACATTTGTATTCACAAGGATATGAAAACGAAGACCTTGTAAACTTTGAGTTGGAGTTGACTAACCCATCTATCATCTACGAACAAGAGAAAGCAAACTTATGGTCTGAAAAGGTATCACTCGTTCGTGATATGAAAGACTTGAAAATGGTATCTCAAGAGTGGATGTATAAGAACATCTTTAATATGTCAGATGATGAGTGGAAGTTGGAACAAGCTAAAGTTATCAACGACTTGAAACTTGGATTTAGACAAACTCAAATTGAAGATGAGGGTAATGACCCAGTTAAAACTGGCCAATCATTTGGTACTGCTCATGATATTGCATCTATGAATCAGAAGTCTGATGATGAGGGTGGTTCACCTGAAGGTGGGTTCGATGGTGCAGGTAGACCGCCGGAAGGTGGAACATATAAAACCGATGATAATCCATTTGGTAGAGACCCATTAGGTCAAGATACTGATATTAAACCAGCCTCGACCTATCACAAATATAGAAACTCACCACTTGCATACGAAAGTGCACAAGCTTTAAAGACATCTTTAAAATCAGTAAAACAAAAGTCCTCAACGATTATAAATGAGTCGTTAAGTGATGATGTTCAGAAAGAAAGTGGTCTTTTAGATGAGAGAAATCTCCTTGATGACACGATTTGATGAGTTTTTGTATATTTATTAATTGGAATAGTAATAGATAAGGTTTAAGATGACTAAACTTAAACATAGTAAATTTAAGAATACAGGTATTTTATTTGAATTACTTGTACGACAAATCGCTTCTGATACATTAGCGAACAAAGATTCTCTTGCCCTTGAGATTATCAAAAAACACTTTAAAAAAGGAACTGAACTTAACAAAGAGTTAAAGTTGTATCAGTCCTTGACAAAAGAAAACTTTGATTCACAATACAAGGCTCAAGAGTTTGTTAATATCATTCTACAAGAGAGAGTAAGTTTGAACGAAACAATTCTTCGTAGACAAAAGTATAACTTGATTAAGTCAATCAAAGAATCTTTTGTTATGGAAGATTTCTTTAAGTATCGTGTATCAAATTATCGTGAGATGGCATCGGTATTTAAATTATTTGAATACAATCAATCTTCATCTCCAAAAGAGTATGTTACTTGTAAAAATACTATTCTCGAAACCATCACTAAAGCTGATGTAGAAATCGTAACCGAGTCTTCTGACAAAGAATACACATCACAACCTAAAGAGGTTCGTATGCTGGCTTACAAATTCTTGGTAGATTCGTTTAATTCAAAATACACAAACCTTTCAGAAACGCAAAAGAAGATTCTTCGTACCTACATCAACAATGTTGATAATTCTGGTAAGTTGAGAACTTTTGTTATGTCAGAGGTTAAGAAAATTAAAACTGAATTCTCAAAAGTAAAAATTTCTGATAAAGTTGCATCAATCAAGTTGAACGAAACTATCAACCTTATTGACAATATTGCTAATTCCAAAGTTATCAACGAAAATCAGATTCTTTCACTTTTAAGATACCACGAACTTTTACAAGAGTTAAGGAGAGTTTCAAATGTCTAAATTTTTATTAGAACAATTAGAAGCTAAATTTGAAGAGATGGAAGCAAAGGAAACTCTTCAAGATGAGGAAATTGATGAGGCCAATGTAACTGGTAATATGGATGGGGGTGCTGGTCCTCCTAAAACACCAAACGCTTTTTCTAAAAGTAAAGATGAGGATGATTTAGATACAGACCACATTGAAGTATTGGGTTATAAAAAAGCCAAGAAGACCAAAATAAATACGGAGTCAAAGAGTATGAAGAAATTAGAAGACAGACTTGAAAAACTAATTGAAGCAACTTACCGTGATTACAAGAACGATGACTCTATGAAGGCACACCAAAAGGTTAACACCTCAATCAAAGAAATCAATAGATTGATGTATGAGGTTGAGAAAATCGTTAATCAGAATACAAAGTTGAAGAACGAGACTGGTGTACATAATGGTCAATATTGGAAATCTACACAAAAGAGATTTGGAAAGATTTCTGAAAGAATGTTAAAAGTTGCTCACAAATTAAAAGAATTGAGTGCATAATATGTCGTGTGGATGTAATAAAAATAAATTGAATGAAGACCTTGATATTCAAGACCTCGAAGACATCAGATTGATGATTCGTAGAGAATTGGCCAGAGTTTTCTTTGATTTATATAGAAAGAAAAAGGTTTGGGAGAACTAATGAAACAACTTCTCATTGATACAATGATATTCGAAGTAACACCTACTATGTTACAAGAAGCTCAGGAGAAACACGGAAGACTCTTGGTTAGTGGCGTATTGCAAAGAGCTAACGCTAAAAACCAAAATGGTCGTGTATATCCAAGAAACATTCTTGAAAGAGAAGTTACCAAATACAAAGGTCGTGAAATCAAAGAGAACCGAGCATATGGTGAACTTGACCACCCAGAATCTTCAGTTGTAGAATTGAAGAACACATCACACATTGTCCGTGATGTATATTGGAAGGGTGATGATGTAATTGGTGTAGTTGAAATTCTAAACACTCCGGTTGGTAACATCCTCAAAGAGTTGATTAAAGCAGGTTGTACTGTTGGTATCTCATCAAGAGGTATGGGTTCGGTAAAACAAATTGGTGAAGACACTGTTGCAGTAGAACAAGACTTTGATTTGATTTGTTGGGACTTTGTTTCTAACCCATCAACTCACGGAGCATTTCTTTCTCCAACAAATGAAAGTGTAATTAATGAGTCGGTTACAACAAAAAAGAATACTTATAAATACACAAAAGCTAACAACCTAATGAGAGATATCATTTGTGAGGTTGGTGGGTATTGTGAATGTGATTTTGGAGTAAAATAATGAATTTAAAAGATATCCTAAATGAGTCTCAACACCTTTCTTATAAAAGAATGAATGTTGGTGAGGAAGAAGAAAAGGGAATGACTAACGAGGAAAAAAGAGAATTCCTCAAGGCAGTTTCTGAATACAAGAAATTTGGTGAGTCTATCTATCGTTCAGGTAACTTGGCTGAAGTATACGAATCTATCAAAGGTATCGTAGAGACTGCACACAAAGTAACTCTTGAAGAAACCGGCGATTGGTTTGACAAAGTAACTGTGAATAGACATATGAAGTCTATGAACGAATCATTCAAGGTTTTCTCCAATACTATCAAAGAAGTAAACACCCTACAACAAAGACTTGAGTCTTGTTACGATGAGATGGGTGAAGTTCTTGGTAAATACTACGAAATCAAAGAAGGAAACGAGTTTGGTGCTGAAAGAGCAAAAGCAATCGCTGCTGGTGATGATGAGTTCGAAGTTGATGGTAAAAAGTTTCCAGTCAAAGATGTAGACTCTGAAGACAAAGAAAACGCCAAAGACTTCGCTAAAGAATCAGTAAACGAAGGTAAACACGACGCTATATTAGACAAACTTGCTGACATCGTAAAAGGTGCTAAGTCATTTATGGATATTGGTAAAGAGTTGAAATCAAACGGAATTAAATATTCATTTGGTACTAATATGATACCAATGTATATAATCGATAAGCCGGTTAAGATTGCAATTCTAAATAACAAATATGCAGATGGTGCTGAGAGAGTTGTTGGTGATACTGCAATCGGATTGATGGAATCAATTCAAGAGTCAATCAACGAATCAAAGTACACGGTTGTTAATCCAAAGAATGGTAATGTAATGGGTCAGGGTATGAAAGACCAGGCCGCAAAACTTGCCAAGAAAATGGGTGGTGAAAAAGCTGGATACTTTGTAATTCCAGTAAAGAACGCTTTGAAAGCAAGAAGAGCATTGGAAAAGTTTAACTTTGATGTTAAGAATCCAAAACTCAAAGACATTATGTCTGACCTTTATTTTGAACAAGTAGAACAATCGGTAAACGAAGGAAGCACAATGAAATTAAAATCATTATTAAACGAATCTTTTGGATTTGGTGAGTTACCATCATCAAAATTAATCAAGATGAAAAAAAGCTTGGAAGAAATTCAATCTGATGAATCGGTAAACGAAGGATACTCTACTGAAGAAAAGAGAATCGTACTGATGGCAGTTAGAAAGATTGCTAAATATATGAATGTTGATATCAAAACTGCTATGGGATATGTACTCGGTGCTGGTCAAGAATTGGAAAGAGATATCGAAAAGGGTAAGGTGAAGTAATGGATAAGATGAGAATCCTACAAAACTTTTCAGTTGATGTTTCTAAAGTAATTAAACAACATATTAAAGACATCAAAAAACTTGACCCAAAAACTCAAAGAGAGTTGGGAAATCTAATTGGTGATTTTAAAGAAGGTTTAGATAATTTATCAACTACTAATGAATCGGTTAATGAAAGTCGAGTTCCAAAAATGTATGTTAAGTATAGAGCTGTTATAAAAAAAATAAAAGAACTTGAAGAAAAGCAGAAGGAATTGGCACAACCATACTTTGATGCACGGTCAAAAGGTGATATGAAAACTGCCAAATCTCAATTAGAACTGATGAAACAAAATCAAAAACAGTTAACGGGTTATAGAAAAAACTTAGCCAGTATTGAATCAAAATACATCGATAATATGGACTATTTTCCAGGAGAGTAAGTCTTGCATACAATAATTTTAAGAAAGGTTTGGTTATTCCAAACCTTTTTTGTATATTAATATTTATGAGTGGAATTTTATCAGTATTAGATACAAGAAAAAAGGAGTGGCAGGATAGGAAGCGTTGGTGGATACAAAAGTATGGCATTCAATCCGAACTTGGTAGAGAGAATACAATATCAACATCAAAGTTTTGGGATGATACGACAGTATCCATATTTGATGCTAAGTTATGTGAGGATATGTATACATCCTTTATACCACCAAGTGGTTCAGTCCTTGACCCATTCGCAGGTGGTTCGGTTAGAGGTATAGTAGCGGAAGAACTTGGTTTTAGCTATACAGGTATAGAATTATCACAAGAGCAAGTAGATGCTAATCAACTACAATCAAGTAAACCAACTTGGATATGTGGTGATAGTGATGTGGTGTTAGACACTTTAGATAGTCAATACGATTTGATATTCACCTGTCCACCATACCACGACCTGGAGATATATTCAGACAATCCCAATGACCTATCTAATATGTCTTGGGATGAGTTCCTAACAAAATACAAATCAATCATTCAAAAGTCATATGATAAACTGAAAGATAATCGGTTCTTTATTATTGTGGTAACTGAAATACGAGATAGACTTACTACTGGTAACTATAAGATTGGTAAGTATAAGGGGTTTGTCCCATCTACAATACAAATAGCAGAAGATTGTGGATTCCACTACTACAATGATGTGGTACTAATAAACTCATCACAACAATCTGGTAGAATGTCTAATGTATACTTCAATCGTAATAGAAAGGTAGCATCAACCCATCAGAATGTTTTGATGTTTGTAAAAGGTAATCCTGATTTAGCTACTGAAGATATACAATGGGATGGTACATATGTGTGTGATATAGAGGGTAAACAATATAAGTCTTTCAGAGAGGCTGCAATTGACATAGAACCAAACAAACTTGTAGCAAGTGAAGTGAAACGTAGATGTCAGTCTACCAAGTATAAATATAGAAATTGGAACATTATCGGGGATATTAAACATCCCCAGATAAAATACAATATCGATGGTGTGTTATTTCAATCTATAAATCAAATATTCGAGTATTTTAATGGTAACGTATCAACAAGTCAGATACGCACTTGGATAAATTCATCATCTAAAAATTGGAAGCATTGGAAATTAGCAGAACCAACCAAATATAATATATCTTATATTGAAATGGAATCCACCTGGGACAATAAAATAAGACTTGAGCTTGATACTATTAGTTGTGGTGGTAAGGCATTTACCTCTATACAAGAAGCTGCAACCTATTTTAATATGTCATCTGAACGAATAAGGCAAAAGTTAATATCTGATAAACATATTGATTATTATTATCTTGATTAATTTATTTCAAACTATTTATAAACGGATGTTACGATAAGTGATGTCCGTTTTATTTTGTAAAAAAGTTATATATGGCAGAACAAAAAGTTAGAAAAGAAAGAGAGGAGTTATTCCTCTATGGTCACGCAAATGGTGTGAAGGTTATCAATGGTAATGTTGAGGCAGCACTGCGTAAGTGGAAACGAATGATGAAAGATAGTGGAATTATTGACTATGTAAAACAAAATCGTGAGTACACTAAACCGACTACTCGTAAGAGAAAGAAAATGAACGATGCTCGAAGAGCTGACTGGGTTCGTAGAAGAAGAGAAGACTATTAATAGTAAACACTCTATCGTTTCAAAAAAAAGTCCCATATTTATTAGAAAAATATCACTCCCTTAATGAGTGATTTACATTATTGAAATTTATATTCTATTAAGATTCCCAATAATCTTATTATCCAAAAGTTAATTTAGGAGATAACAAATGAAATCAGATTTGTTAAAAGAAGCAATTGCTGACGCCAAGGCCGTAAAGGAAACTGCATTAGCAAACGCAAAGATGGCTCTCGAAGAGGCATTCACTCCAAAACTTCAATCTATGCTTTCTCACAAACTCGCTGAAGAGTTAGATGATGAAGAAGAAGTAGAAGATGAAATGGAAGATTCTATGGCTACTGATATGAGCCCAGAAGATGAAATGGATTTGCCTGCTGAAGATTCAATGGAAGATGAAGTTGAAGAAGAGTTAGACGCAGATGAAGAAGAAGAGGTATCTGATATCGCTTCCGATGAAATTGAGTCTCACGAAGAGGAAATGCATTCTGAAGAAGAAGAAGTATCTGAAGAGGATGAAGTTGAAGAAACTTACGAATCAGAAGATGATGAAGTATCTGAAGAAGAAGAGATGATGGATGAAGAGGAAGATGAACTCGACCTTGAATCAGTAATCGCTGAATTGGAAGCTGCTTTAGGTGATGAAGAAGCTGAAGAAGTTTCTGAAGAAGAAGATGCTGAAGAAGTATCTGAAGAAGAAGAAGCTACTGAAGAAATGTACGAAGAAGGTGAAGAAGGTGAAGACCTTGATGAAGAACTATCTTTGGATGAAATCATCGCTACATTGAAAGAAATGGCTGATGAAGAAGAAGCTGTTGAAGAAGTGGTAACCGAAGAAGAAGATGAAGAAGATGCAACTGCCGAATTGGAAGAAGCATACAAAACTATCGAATCTTTGAGAAGCACTATCAACGAGGTAAATCTTTTGAATGCTAAACTTCTTTACACTAACAAGTTGTTCAGAACTTTTGATTTGAACGAAGGTCAAAAAATGAAGGTCATCGAAAACTTCGATAGAGCTGCATCTTTGAGAGAAGTAAAATTGGTATTCGCTACATTAGGTGAGAACTTGAATGTTGCTAAAAAGCCAAAAGCTGTTGTAAAAGAATCACTCGCTTCTAAGCCTATGAAGTCAAGTGCACCGAAGAAAGAAATTATTTCTGAAGGAAACTTGGTTGCTGATAGATTTAAGAAGTTAGCTGGTCTAATTAAATAATTTTAAACCTAAAGAAAAAGGATTAATAAGATGAACACAAATTCATTATTAAACGAATCTGCTGGTTTCAACAAGAAAATGAACGAAGAGGCTAAAGGCCTTGTTTCAAAGTGGGAAAAAACTGGTCTTTTAGAAGGAATCACTGCTGATTTCGAAAGAGCCGGTATCGCCACATTGTTGGAAAACCAAGCAAAGCAATTAGTATCTGAAGCTTCAAGCACAGGTACTTCTGCAAACTCTGAAGAGTGGGCTGGTGTCGCTCTTCCATTAGTACGAAGAATTTTCAGCGAAATCGCTGCTAAAGAATTCGTTTCTGTACAACCTATGAACTTGCCTTCTGGTCTTGTATTCTACTTGGATTTCAAGTATGGTACTGCTGGTCAGCCAGGATTTGAAACAGGTGCTGGTAAAGACTCACAAACTGATTCTGTATTCGGTATCACCGAAACTGCAAATGACGCTTCTGAAGGTCTTTATGGTGCTGGTCGTTTCGGTTACACTATCAACACTACATCATCTGTTGTAGCTGAAGCTTCTTGTGTAACTGCTTCATTGGCATCTATGTCTGACATCAACTACGATTCAGCATTCTCTGCTTCTGTGTGGGCGTCTAACGACCTTTACACTGTTGCTGTTCCTGTTGCTTCGTTGGTAAACTACGACTCTGAAGGCGTTCGTGCTTTCACTGTTGCTGGTGCTGAAATTACTGAAGTTTACCCTGCTTACACTCGTATCTCTGGTAACAATGTATTGTTCGTTGTTGCTGGTGGTTCTGCTGAAGCATTAGGTGGTGACGCTACTGTAACTTACCAAGTTCAACCAACTGACATCACTCGTGGTGACTTCGAAGATACTACTTCAGGTGGTACTGATTTAGGTATTCCAGAATTGAACGTAGAGCTACGCTCTGTGCCAATCGTTGCTAAGACTCGTAAGTTGAAAGCACAATGGACTCCTGAATTCGCACAAGATTTGAACGCATACCACTCAATCGACGCTGAAGCTGAATTGACTTCAATGTTGTCAGAGTACATCTCTCAAGAAATCGACCTCGAAATCTTGGATATGTTGATGGAAAACGCCTTGACTGCTGGTCACTGGTCTGCTCGCATCGGTTACTCTTGGAATGGTTCAGGTTTCACTTCATCAGGTCTTAACGCTGCTGTTGAGAGATACACTCAACAACAATGGTTCCAGACTCTTGGTACTCAAATCCAAAGAGTTTCTAACCAAATCCACGCTAAGACTATGAGAGGTGGCGCAAACTTTATGGTTGTTTCTCCAGATGTAGCTACTATCCTTGAGTCAATTCCAGGATTCGCTGCTGCTGGTACTGGTAACGAAATGCAATTCGCAATGGGTGTATCTCAAGTAGGTTCATTCGCTAATCGCTACCAAGTATACAAGAACCCATATATGCAAGAGAATGTTATCTTAATGGGCTTCAAGGGTGCTCAATTCCTTGAAACTGGTGCTGTTTACGCTCCTTACATTCCATTAATTATGACTCCGCTTGTATACGACCCGAAAAACTTCCAACCAAGAAAAGGTGTAATGACACGTTACGCTAAGCAAATGGTACGCGGAGAATTCTACGGTAAAGTATATGTACACGGTTTGGAGATTTTCTCATAAGCTGAAGTAGAAATACTTATCTAAATTAAAGGGGGGCTTCGGCTCCCCTTTTTTTATGCAAAAAACTTTTCAACAATTGATGTTTATTCCATAGAACTCCATATTTATAGTAAAGAGGAATTATATGGAAGTAATCTATAAAATAACATCACCATCCAATAAAGTGTATATTGGTAGGACTTGTAATTTTGAAAAGAGAATGAAAGAACACAAAGTTGATTCTGGGTTGGGCTCTCATTATTCAATTCATCAGGCAATTCGCAAGTATGGGTGGGATAATATGACCAGAGAAATTATATGTGAAGTGTCGCATAAACAAGCTCCTATTGTGGAAACTGAATTCATAAAAGCTTATGATTCATATAATAGTGGATATAATGATACACCGGATGGCTTTGGTGGTGGTGATACTTATGGTGATGATGTTGATAAAATCAATAATATGAAATCCGTATTGAAGGAAAAAATGACAGGTAAAGGCAACCCAATGTACGGTAAATCCCATTCAGAGGAAGCTAAACAAAAACAACGAGAAAAAGCAAAAGGTAGATTTTCACTTGATTGGTTTATAGACCGAAATGGTAAAGATGAGGGTGAACGACTTTACGAAGAACGCAGACAATGGTTGAAAAATCGTAATCTCAAAAAAGATGAGAATGGTAGATTTGTGAAAAGTAAAACAAAATAACCGGAATGATTTGGATGTGCATATTTATATCTAAACATTAGGATACTACTATGAAAAAGACAGAACGAGAATTGATGATTGAGAACATCAAACGGATGAGAACCATTTTGAACGAAGCACAAGTTGATATGTTTGATTCTATAACCATAGATAAAAAAATGTCACCAAAAGATGCTTACTTTGAGTTCTTAAAGAATTTCGCTATATCCGCTGGTGAAAAACACCCAGAAAAATTATCTCCAAACGATTTGGATAAGAAGTACACCAGAACAATAAGGAAGAAATACGATATGGAATATGTTCCTCATAACTTTCCAGCTATGGGTGTTGAATTGATAAATAAAGGACTTATTAAACGCAAGTAACTTATCAGACTAAATAATCTTTAAGAGAGGGGGGCTTCGGTCACCCCTTTTTTATTACCCATATGATACTTATACTAAACCTTGTTATATAACAAAAAGGAATAGTATATGCCTGAAAATACCGAGAAGAGAGTTCCAAAAGGGGACATCAAGTTCACACTCTCTCTATCAGAAGAGCAAAAGTTAGCAAAATCAGAAATTCTCAAACATCCATTTAATTTTATATTGGGTAAAGCAGGTAGTGGTAAAACACTTCTGGCCGTTCAAGTTGGATTGGATATGTTTTTTAAAAGAGAAGTCAATAAGGTAGTAATTACACGACCAACAGTTTCTAACGAAGACAATGGTTTCCTTCCCGGCTCATTAGAGGAAAAGATGGAACCCTGGTTAGTCCCAATTCGTTCTAATATGAGAAAGGTTTATAATAAACCTCAAATTTTAGATAAAATGGAGAAGGATGAAAATGTGGAGTTAGTATCACTCACACACTTTAGAGGAAGAACATTTGACAACGCTGTAGTTATAGTAGATGAGTTTCAAAATTTAACTAAACAACAACTTGGAATGGTGTTGGGTAGATTGGGAAAAAATTCACGAATGATATTGTGTGGTGATGGTCAACAAGTAGATTTAAAATTCAACAATGACTCAGCAATACACGATGTTCCTAAATTAAAAGATTCCCGATATGTATATACAATAACCTTGAAGGATAACCACAGACACGAATCGTTGGATGAGGTATTACGATTATTGTATTCGTATTAAGTAGTTCCGTTAAATTTCTTACTATTTATTAAGTGAGGGAAACTATTTTAATTATCGGAGAATTATATGCCATTTGATTATACGGGCTCATTTAGTGGTTCTTTTACTGGCGAATTAACATCTACAAATGGTGTTATTTCTTCATCTGCACAGGTTAGTTATACGCAGTTAAAAAACAAACCTACTACAATTAGTGCGTTCCAAGCAAATTCAATACTTGCTAATACAAATTTTAGACAAACATCATTTGTAACATATTCATCTTCTATAAGTGATAGAGTTACTACACAAGAAGTAGCTTCTGCTTCATTTAGTACAAGAATTACGACATTAGAAAACCAAGTAGATTCTGATAATCAAACTCTATCTTTAGATGGTACAACACTATCAATCTCAAGTGGTAATAGTGTAAGTTTGGCTGACATTGGTGGCGCATCTGATTATGGTGAATTAACAAATGTACCTTCTGGTATTATCTCATCATCAGCTCAAATTACAGCATTGGGATATTCTACTTCCGATAGCGATGCACAAACACTTACAATCTTCGGACAAACACTTACAATTTCAAATGGAAATAGTGTAACACTTCCAGCCGGTGGAGTTGGTGGTTCTTCGATTTGGTCAACAGGTTCACAAGACTCCGGGTCATACACATATGTAGAATCATCAAATAACTTACAATTAACCGGCTCTCTCCGTGTAAGTGGTGGTGTAAGTGGTGGTGTAACTGGGTCATTACTTGGAACGGCAGCTACAGCATCATTTATTTCAGATACTTTTATTTCAGCATCTGCTGTACGAAGTGGATTTGGTGCTGGTGGTGGCGGGTCAACCGACATCTCTGCGTTGAATACATTCACAGGGTCAATTCAGACTGAAGTAGATTCATTAACTGCTGCAACAAGTTCATACCTAACTTCAGTTCCAAGTGGAACTGTTAGTGGTTCAACACAAATTACCAATGTAATTACCGATTCATACATTTCAGCATCTGCTGCTGCAAGTGGATTTGGTGCTGGTGGTGGTGGTGGTAGTTATGATGGTGCTATTTCATCATCAGCTCAAATAGCTGCATTGGATGCGGGGATTATATCAAGTTCCGGCCAAATTACAAGTCTTACTGATGTTATACTTTCTGGCACTACAACCATAGCATCAGCAGACATCAATGGTGGTACTCTTGATAATGTTACAATCGGTGGTGCTCTTGCCGGAAACGCAACCTTCGCATCAGTTGACATCAATGGTGGTACTCTTGATAATGTTACAATCGGTGGTAATCTCGCTGGAACCGCAACCTTCGCATCAGTAGACATCAATGGTGGTACTCTTGATAATGTTACAATCGGTGGTAATCTCGCTGGAACCGCAACCTTCGCATCAGTAGACATCAATGGTGGTAATATTGATAATGCTGGAATCGGAGGGGTAACTCCCTCTTTCGGTAAATTCACAACAGGTATTTTTACAAATATCACAGCATCCACTTCCATAACAAGTTCGGATGTCTATATTGATGGGTGGGGTTCAGTATCAGCATCTCTTGCTTCTGTTAACGGAGGTGGTGGTTCTACTCCAAGTGGAACAATTAGTAGTTCTGCACAAATTACTGAATTTGGATTATTCGTATTAAATTCAGTAACATCATCAATGTCGGTTGCTACCGCATCATTTATTTCCGATACCTTTATTTCAGCATCCGCTGCAAGAAGTGGTTTCGGCTCAGGTGGTGCTGGTGGTGGAAGTAGTATATTTAATTTAACTGGTTCTATACAATCAACAACAAACGATTTACAAATCACAGGTTCCGTTACAATTGGTGATGGGGTATTGAAATTAAAAGAATATACATCAACACCAACCGCAGAAGCGGGTGCAATATTTTATTCAGCATCCGCCTTCTATTTTGGAGTTGAATAAACATACTTATATAAAGTATAAAAAGAAGTTTCATTTGATATATCAATAAAAACGTGTTAACACAAAAAATGGAGAATTAAAATGGCTGAATGGAAAAAAGTAGTCGTATCCGGCTCGGCGATAAGCCAATTGGATAACGATGCTGGGTATTTGACCACAGGAACATTGGGTGACTTTGTATCCGGGTCTGGTGCTGCCGCTAGAACAAAATTAAACTCACTTACCTCAACGGTATTGGGTCATGTTGAATCAATTGACCAAGCCCTAGGCACTGCAAACAATGTAACATTTACTGACTTGGACTTGGATGGTGATTTTGCAATCGACACTAACAAGTTTACAGTAGATGCCGCTACGGGTAATACTGCTATTGCAGGTACGTTGGGAGTTACTGGTACTATTACAGGCGATGTAACTGGTGATGTTACTGGTGATTTGACGGGTAGTGTATTGGGTAATGTAACTGGTGATGTAACTGGTACGGCTGACACCGCATCTTACGTTGCTGGTGCTGGTGTAGATGGTGATATCGCAGGTAATGCTGGAACTGCTACTAAATTAGCAACTGCACGTGCAATCACTACAACTGGTGATGTTGTACTTGCATCTGCTAACTTTGATGGTTCTGCTAACTTTACTACAACTGCAACTATCCAAGCTGGTGCTGTTGCCGCAAGTATGTTCGATGCAACTGCTGGAACTGCAATTACTGGTTCTACAACCGCATTGTCATCATCGCTTGCTGGTAGAATTACAGATCTTGATTTAGCATCATATGACCTACAAGTAAGTGATGGTGGTGCTGGTAATGGTGCAATTCTCAATTCAGAAACTCTTACTATTCAAGGTACTTCAAACGAAGTAGAAGTTGCTTACGCGGATGGTTCATCTGCATTTACAATTGGTCTTCCTTCAACAATTACTGCTGGATTGACTGGTAACGTAACTGGTGACTTGACTGGTACTGCTTCATTCGCTACTAAAGCTGCAACTCTTCACACAGGTGCTACTGGTGTTGATTTGACTTTGACTGGCGACTTGACTGTACAAGGTACAACTACTACAATCGACACTACTAACTTGAACGTAACTGACCAATTCATCAACTTGAATGATGGTGGTGGTGATGCAGATGGTGGTCTTGTTGTCGAAGGTGCTGGTGTATCATTTGGTTGGGACAGTTCAGCTGGTCGTTGGGCGTTTGACGCCGATGGTGCTACTGAAGGTCAAACTACAATCGCACAAGATGCATTTGCAGCCGCAGTTGTAACTACTGATGATGCTAACTACCGTAAGAATGGTAACATTCGTATTACTGCTGGTGAGATTTTCATCTATACAGAATAATAAATGATTCTAAAAAGGTTATATATGAGTTTACACGATAGACTTGGTTTAAAAAAAGAACAATCCCCAAAATCAGAACTCAATCTCTCTAAACAAGAGCTTGAGTTTCTGATAGGAGTTCTTGGTGAAACCACGATAAAAGGAAAACAGGTAGAACTTTTCTATTCACTTGTTTTAAAACTCCGAAAACATTTAGATATAATGTAATATGAACCCTCACTTCGGTGGGGGTTTTTATTTATGTATATACTATTTATAATAGATTAATCAAAAACATAAACCTTGGTTGTAGGCTCGAGAGAGAAGTGGGCACATAAGTGTTACCAACCACAAATAAGGATGGGGATATGCCAAATTGGAAAAAAGTCATTACTTCTGGAAGTAGTGCTGAATTAAATTCGTTAAAATTATCAGGTGTAGTAAATGCTAACGCCGATACAGATAAGTTCCTTGTACTTGATAGTGCAGGGAATATTGATTATAGAACAGGAGCAAATGTATTATCTGACATTGGTGCTTCGAGTAATACATCAATCCCACAAATCATAGTAACGGCTGCTGAAGTATTGGAAGAAGGTTCAACTTCGGTATATGTACCATTTTCAGGAATCAACATATTTCCAGAAAGTAACACAACGGCATATACAAGATTCTATGCACCATACGATGGGTATATAAAAGAAATCATAGTACATCCACACAACAGTGCCACTTCAGGAACGTGTACAATTATACCAAATATAAATGGTACAAATAAAACCGGCCAACAAGAGACTATAAGTGGTACGGCTGGTACTGACACCTTATTTTCATTTGGGTCAGTTGGATATTCCTTCAGCGATGGTGATTATATTTATTTAAATTTTGATAGAGAAGCACCTGAAAGGTCATTGGGATTTAGTTTCACTATTGTATTGATTTTAGACGCAACATCATAATAGGGGTAAGATATGGAATTGATACACGGATTACATAAAGATACCTTAATTGAAATCAATGGAAGTCTCCAAAAAATTGGTGACATCAAAGTTGGTGATGTAGTAAAAGGTTTTGATATTCAAGGTGTTGGTGTTAGAGACAATAAAGTTGTTTCGGTAACCACAAAGACTATTGACGCATACATCGAGTTCACACTTTCAGATGGTGCAAAAGTAAAAACATCAGTTGATGCTAAGGTTCTGACCCTAATGGGTAAGTGGACTTCCCCAATTAATGTATTCAACAATAAAACCGAATTACACAACGATTTACACATTCTTTCACTTCAATATGTGGAAGAACTATTAGATATTGTAAGTATTGAAGTAGAACCTGACCACAATTACTATGTAGGTCATTTATTACTACACAATACTGGACCTACCGGCCCTGCTGGTGCAAAGGGTCAAAAAGGTGCAACCGGCCCTCAAGGCGCACAGGGCCCACAGGGTAGTCAAGGTCTTCAAGGTGCAAAAGGTAACACTGGTGCCCAAGGTGGAACGGGTGCTAAGGGCAATACAGGTCCAACTGGTGCTGCTGGTCCCCAAGGTAATACAGGTCCTGCCGGCCCTGCCGGACCACAAGGCGCTACTGGCCCACAAGGCGCGAAAGGTAATACCGGGTCAGCAGGTCCAACTGGTGCTAAAGGTAATACTGGTGCTGGTGGCGCAACTGGCCCACAAGGTGCTAAAGGTGCAACTGGTGCTCAGGGTGGAACAGGTGCACAAGGTGCAACCGGACCCAAAGGTAATGTCGGTGCTCAAGGTGGTGCGGGTGCTACTGGCCCAACCGGCCCTAAAGGCGCAACCGGACCACAGGGCGGTGTAGGTGCCCAAGGCGCAACCGGCCCTAAAGGTGACAAAGGAGTTGCCGGCCCAACCGGCCCAACCGGCCCTAAAGGTGGTACTGGTGCTCAAGGTGGTGTAGGTGCTCAAGGTGGAACCGGCCCTAAAGGAGATGTGGGTGCCCAAGGTGGTGTAGGTGCTACTGGTCCTATTGGCCCTAAAGGTGATACTGGCGCTCAAGGTGGTGTTGGTGCAACTGGTTCTACTGGACCGCAGGGTGTTAAAGGCGCTCAAGGTGGTGTCGGTGCTCAAGGCCCTACTGGACCTCAAGGAGCAAAGGGAGATGATGGGGCACAGGGTAATACAGGCCCCAAAGGAAATACAGGTGCTCAGGGTGGAGTTGGTGCTACTGGCCCAACCGGCCCTAAAGGTGATACTGGCGCTCAAGGTGGAGTAGGTGCTCAAGGTGGAGTAGGTGCTACTGGCCCAACCGGCCCAACCGGCCCTAAAGGTGATACTGGCGCTCAAGGTGGCGTCGGCGCTCAAGGTGGTATTGGTCCTAAAGGTGATACTGGCGCCCAAGGTGGTGTCGGTGCTACTGGTGGAACTGGACCGCAGGGTGCTAAAGGCGCTCAAGGTGGCGTAGGTGCTCAAGGTGGAACTGGCCCACAAGGTGACAAAGGTAATACCGGGTCAGCAGGTCCAATTGGTGCTAAAGGTAACCAAGGTCCACAGGGTGGAGTTGGTGCTACTGGCCCAACGGGTCCTAAAGGTGATACCGGCGCCCAAGGTGGTGTCGGTGCTCAAGGTGGAGTTGGTGATACCGGCCCAACCGGTCCGCAAGGTGATAAGGGAAATACAGGCGCTCAAGGTGGTGTAGGTGCTACCGGAGCTACTGGCCCACAAGGTGATGTTGGTGCTCAAGGGGATACTGGAGCACAGGGTGCCAAAGGCGCTCAAGGTGGTACTGGTGCTCAAGGTGGCGTAGGTGCTCAAGGTGGAACTGGCCCACAAGGTGATAAGGGTGACCAGGGTGAAACTGGTCCTCAAGGTGATAAGGGTAACCAAGGCCCACAGGGTGGTGTGGGTGCTACTGGTCCAACGGGCCCTCAAGGCGATACTGGTGCTCAAGGTGGTGTAGGTGCTCAAGGTGGTGTAGGTGCTACTGGCCCAACCGGCCCAACGGGCCCTCAAGGTGATACTGGTGCTCAAGGTGGTATCGGTGCTACTGGCCCAACGGGTCCTCAAGGTGATGTTGGTGCTCAAGGGGATACTGGAGCACAGGGTGATAAAGGTGCACAGGGTGTTAAAGGAGCTCAAGGTGGAGTAGGACCTCAGGGTGGAACTGGCCCACAAGGTGCGAAAGGCGACCAGGGCGATACTGGCCCTCAAGGTGATAAAGGTAACCAAGGTGGACAGGGTGACCAAGGGGCTGTCGGTCCAACTGGCCCTCAAGGTGTTAAAGGCGCTCAAGGTGCTGTCGGTGCTACTGGTCCAACTGGCCCTCAAGGTGATAAGGGAGTTGTCGGCCCAACCGGCCCAACTGGTCCTCAAGGTAACCAAGGTGGTGTTGGACCACAAGGTGATATTGGCCCTACCGGCCCACAAGGAGCACAAGGTGATAAAGGCGCTCAAGGTGGTGTCGGCGCTCAAGGTCCACAGGGAGCAACTGGCCCAACGGGTCCAACTGGTCCTCAAGGAGTTCAAGGTATTGTTGGCCCAACTGGTCCTCAAGGAGCTCAAGGTGGAGTAGGTGCTACTGGCCCAACCGGCCCAACCGGTCCAACGGGTGACCAAGGTATTGATGGTGCTCAGGGTGCAAAAGGAGACCAAGGCGCTCAGGGTGCACAAGGTGGTGGTGGTGCAAAAGGACAAAAAGGTGCGAACGCATTGGGTACTACTATTGACCAACTACCAACCGGTGGATTTGAATTTGATACTAATAATAGTCTACTATACTTTACAAGTGGTTCATTCACAGGCGTTGTGTTGATGTTTAGAAGTGGTTCTAACTAATAAATTGGAATAGAATAATATGGCTGGATTAAACGGACAACTCGTAAGATTACCCAATAGTTCATCAGTTGCGATTGAAACTCTAAATACTGGCTCAATTGTAGCCGGTGTTGCTTTACCTGGTTTATCATTAGAAGAAAGTGGGTGGAGAACGTGGTCATCAACTGATATATCATCAACTTATTTAGATGATGCTATTGTTACTGTTACCAATCCTCGTGTAAGCGATGTTATTGAATTCAATGGTGGTAATCTTTCAGTAGAACCATATCACAAAATTTTAATTAAAGATAATAGTGGGTCTTATCAATTTGTTCACGCAAATCAAGTTGATGTTAATTCAGACTCATTAGTAAAATATGTAAGTGGTTCTATTGTAGAAGAACTTATCACTTCAGCATATACGGTTGAAAATCAAAATGTAACCTCAATCGCAATTGAGGACATTGATGTTTATCTATTAGATGAATATATCGTTCACAACCCAGCATTCTATGACACCTATAATTGTGAGGATTCAAGCTATCTTGGGTGTTTTGAGTTCGTATGTGTAGACCCAGGAACGAATTCACCAGATTGTTATCTTGGAGAGGTTGATGGTTATGGTGAGTTGTGTGTATATACTGGAGAAGCTTGTGATAGTAGTAGAAGCGGAGCGTGTGTTAACGAGCCGTGTGGTACACCTCCTGACGATGACCCTGATACATCTCCAGGTCCATCTGGTGCTAAAGGTCAAAAAGGCGCCGCTGGAGCTCAAGGTGGTGCTGGTGTAACCGGTCCAACTGGATTGGAAGGGCCAAAGGGTGCTACTGGCGCACAAGGCCCGGTCGGCCCTAAAGGTGGTGTAGGTTCAACTGGTGGGACTGGTCCCAAGGGTGGTGTGGGCCCTCAAGGCCCGGCTGGCCCTCAAGGCCCTACTGGCGGAACTGGCCCTAAAGGTTTGGTGGGTTCTGATGGTGGAACTGGTCCCAAAGGTGGTGTAGGTGCACAGGGTGCTACTGGTGGAACCGGTCCAGCTGGAGCTAAAGGAAACACAGGCGCTAAAGGTGTAACCGGTGGAACTGGTCCTAAAGGGGCTAAGGGAAATACGGGCGCTAAAGGTGTAACCGGTGGAACTGGTCCTGAAGGTCCTATTGGAAATACGGGCGCTAAGGGTGTAACTGGACCAACCGGCCCTAAAGGAGCTAAGGGAAACATTGGTTCTGATGGTGGTACTGGGCCAGCTGGGGCTAAGGGAAATACGGGCGCTAAGGGTGTAACTGGACCAACCGGTCCTAAAGGAGCTAAAGGAAACACAGGCGCTAAGGGTGTAACCGGCCCACAAGGTGGTCAAGGTTCAAAAGGAAATACGGGCGCTAAAGGTGTAACCGGTGGAACTGGTCCTGAAGGCCCTATCGGAAATACAGGGGCTAAGGGTGTAACCGGCCCACAGGGTGGCCAAGGCGCTAAGGGTGTTTTGGGGTCACCAGGTGGTACTGGTCCTAAAGGGGCTAAAGGAAACACCGGCTCAAAAGGTGTAACTGGCGGCACTGGTCCTAAAGGGGACAAGGGAGACACCGGCTCAAAAGGTGTAACTGGCTCAAAAGGCATAACAGGTTCAACTGGTGGTACTGGTCCTAAAGGGGATAAAGGTAATCAGGGCTCAAAAGGTGTAACTGGACCAACTGGCCCAAAGGGTAATAAAGGTAATCAGGGTTCAAAAGGTGTAACTGGCGCTGTCGGTCCTGAAGGTTCGGTTGGTGATGTGGGTGCTAAGGGTATTACTGGCCCAATAGGCTCAACTGGTCCAAAGGGAAATGTAGGTTCTGATGGTGGAACTGGTCCCAAAGGTGGTATCGGTGCTCAGGGTACTAAAGGTGTAACTGGTGGAACTGGTCCTAAAGGAGACAAGGGAGACACCGGCTCAAAAGGTATAACTGGCTCAAAAGGTGATTTAGGTTCAACTGGCGGCACTGGTCCAAAAGGTGACAAAGGTAATCAGGGTTCAAAAGGTGTAACTGGTGGTATCGGGCCAAAAGGCTCAAAAGGAAATACGGGCTCAAAAGGTGTAACTGGTGCTGTTGGCGTTGAGGGTGCTAAAGGTATTACTGGCTCAAAAGGTGTAACTGGTGCAATTGGTGCAACTGGCTCAAAAGGAAATGTAGGTTCACCTGGTGGAACTGGTCCTAAAGGTGGTATTGGTGCCCAAGGAGCCAAGGGTATTACAGGTCCAACCGGGCCGCAGGGCTCAAAGGGTGATACTGGTTCAAAAGGTGTAACTGGCTCAAAAGGTGTTTTGGGTTCAACTGGCGGAGTTGGTCCTCAAGGTTCAAAGGGTAATCAAGGCTCAAAGGGTGTAACTGGTGGCACTGGTCCTAAAGGGGATAAGGGTAATCAGGGTTCAAAAGGTGTAACTGGCGCTGTTGGTGTTGAGGGTGCTAAAGGTATTACTGGTGATAAAGGTATTACTGGCCCAACCGGACCTACCGGCCTAAAAGGCAATGTTGGGTCGCCTGGTGGAACTGGTCCTAAAGGTGATGGTGGTGCAAAGGGAACTAAAGGTTTAACTGGTATCAACGGCCCACAGGGTCCCGAAGGAGCTGGTGGTGACAAAGGTAATACTGGCCTAACCGGACCACAAGGCTCAAAAGGTGATATTGGTTCAACTGGTGGCGCGGGCCCGCAGGGTTCAAAGGGAGCTATTGGAAATCAAGGTCTTATTGGTTCTACTGGAAATAAAGGCACAAAAGGTACAAAAGGTAACACCGGCTCAAAAGGCGTCCTTGGCTCAAAAGGTGATATTGGTTCAACTGGTGGAGTTGGTCCTCAAGGTTCAAAGGGGATAATTGGTGAGATTGGCCCTCAAGGGCCAACTGGTAATAAAGGTAATCAGGGTGGTGTTGGTTCAGTAGGTGGTGTTGGTCCTAAAGGGGCTAAAGGTAATACTGGAGCAAAGGGTATCAAGGGTATCAAGGGCACATTTGGAAACAAGGGTGTTACTGGCGCTACTGGTGCAAAGGGTAGTGTTATTCCTGGAGAAGGTTACTTTGAAATGGTTAATAATGTATTACATTTTAAACAAGCCGGTTGGACTTCTGGAGACCCCGTTTACATTGTAAGAATGTATAATACTGGTAGTCTTTTCTAAAAACAAACTGATATTTATATACAAATAAAATTACAAAAACTTGTTATGGATAATAATTTCGGATTTGATAGAAGTGAGTATCGTTCTGATGTGAACTTTGGAGATTACTATTGGTTTAATAGTGGGTTCTCAAAAGCAGAATTACAAGAAATAGAAGAAATGACTTCCAATTTAGAATGGGAGACTGCTGCCACGGGACAAGATGGTACAGTTAAAGTTTCAGAGTATCGTAAATCTAAAATAAAATGGTGTCCACAAAATAATAATTGGGATTGGGTATATTCACGATTGCATGATATGTTAGTAGAAGCTAATAATGCTATGTGGAAGTTTGACATCACTCATATGAGAGAGACTATTCAATATACCGAATATTATGCACGAAATAGTGGTGGGTATGAATGGCATATGGATTGTGGTATTGGTGTTCAAAGCCAAAGAAAACTATCGGTAACAGTTCAGTTATCAGCTGATGATGAATATGATGGTGGTAATTTGGAATTTAATTTAGGAAAAAAGTTATCAGCACCAAGGGGCCAAGGAAATGTCGTAATCTTCCCATCATTTTATTTACATAGAGTCACGCCAGTGATGCGAGGTACGCGGAAGTCTTTCGTTCTTTGGGTTGGTGGTGAACCATATAAGTAATATAGAAAGTTATGAGAGTATTATTTTATGTTGGGTATCAAAAAACTAAATTTGATAAACTAACTTACATCGAGAATGGTATTGGTGGCAGTGAATACGCAGTTATTAAATTAGCAGAGCAATTCGCAGTACAAGGACACGAAGTTACAATTTCTGGAGATGTATATACTGAATTTATAGATGGAGTCAACTACATCCATTCGGGTGATTTACAACCTAATCAATACTTTGATGTTGTTATTGCTACAAATTATATTCACTATTTAGTATTCCTTGAAAGTCTCAATATCACATTTGACAAATCATATTTTTGGATGCACAATGATGATTTTTATCCATATTATATGGGTGATACTTTTGTAAACAATGGTGTAGATTACCTATTGTCAGATAAACTTACAAAAATAGTATGTGTCTCTGAATATCACGCTAATATTGTTCGAAATAAATTCCCACAAGCATCTAATAAAGTAGTTTTCATTGAAAACGCAATAGACCCAACGGATTTTGATGATATTCAAGTAGAACGAGTTGAAAATAGATTTATATACACATCTGCTCCAGACCGAGGCCTTATAAACTTATTGAATATGTGGAATTCTATTAAAGAATTAAAACCAAATGCAAGTTTATACATAGCAACCCCACCATATGCATTGGAGTGGTATGAGGACTATAAGGGAATTTATGATGATGTTCATTTCATTGGCAGTCTATCACCATCTCAACTATATGAAAATATAAAATCATCTGAATATTGGGTATACCCATCTCAATATAATGAGACATATTGTATTACTGCATTAGAAATGATGATGGGTGGTGTCAAAATAGTATCTACCGATACCGCTAACTTAAAAACCTTATTAGATAATCGTGGTGGTGTAGTCAAATCAAACACACCAGTTGGTGTAATTACGCAATCTATTATTGATACGTTGGTTTTTCTCGATGAACGTACCGATGTTCAATCTAAATATTTAAAAAATGCATATGAGTATGCTCTGAATCAGACTTGGAATAATAGATATTTTGAATGGGACTCTCTAATCAAAAGTTCAAATGTTTTACATCCTGAATTATACTCATATTGGGACAATACTGATGAGTGGAAGAGTAGATTCATTACATATTCAGCACGAACCAAAGAATGGGATTTGATTGTAGATGAACCATTTATGAATACATTCTCATTCCCACTATTTACCTCTGAATTTTGTCAAATGATTCGTGAAGAAGCGGAACACGCTAATGCATGGACAATTAATAGACACGAATACTACCCTACAACCGATATGGTGTTAGAGACTATTGGTATGCATGAAATTTATATGGAAGTCTTAAAGGAATTCGTAATGAGTTTGGGTATTCATATGTGGGCGCTTGAGGGTGAGGGTTGGGACAACTTACAATCTGAAAACTTCCTTGCAAAATATGTTCCTAATGCACAAGGGCATTTATCAATTCACCACGACTCTTCGGATATTACCTGTTTAGTTCAATTATCGGATGAAAATGAATATGAAGGTGGTGGTACTTGGTTTAGAAGACAAAAGCAATTAGTAAAAAATCCAATTGGATATGTAACTTTACATCCTGGAAATATAACTCACAAACATGGTGCACGGGCAGTCACCAAAGGCGCTCGTTATATTATAGTATCGTTTATGAAAAATACGAAAAGGTAAACCATATACTATTTATATGGGAGTAATAGTATTTAGGAGAACAAATGTCAGTAAACATTCCAATTTGGGACGGTACGGCTACTTTTACAAGTGGGTCATCTACACCTTTCGGGTTTTTCGATTCGGATTCACAATTTCAAAGTGATGCACCAAAAGTAGCGCAATGGTGTGCTAAACGATTGGGGTATCCTATCATTGATATTGAATTACAAGACATCAATTTCTTTACTTGTTTAGAAGAAGCAGTGAATGAATACTCCTCACAAGTAAATCAGTATAGAGCAAAAGAGAATATGTTATCTCTTCAAGGCTCATCATTGGATTTGGATTTATCAAATACCAATATGAATGCTAATATGCAGAATTTAGTAAATATTGCTAAAGATTATGGTACTGAAGCATTAAGTGGTGGTAAGGTAACTGTTTATACCGGTTCATTCGAAATGGTGGGTGGTCAGCAAATATACGATTTGGGTGATGGTAATGTTGTTAATTTAGAAAATGGGTCGGTATCCGATGGAGTAACGCTCCGTAGAGTATATCACACACAACCACCGGCCATCATTAGATACTTTGACCCATTCGTAGGTACTGGTATGGGTTCTCAACAAATGTTGAATACATTCGGTTGGGGAGCTTACTCACCAGGTGTATCATTTATGATGCAACCGATGTTTGATGACCTTTTAAGATTGCAAGCAATTGAATTCAACGACTATATTAGAAAATCGGCATATGGATTCCACGTTGATGGTCAACGTATTAGATTATACCCAATCCCATCCAATGGTGACACCGGTGCTAAAGTATATTTTGATTACACATTGGATTCAGAAGTAAATTCGCCAGTTGCTAACTCAAATGTAGTAAGTGATTTATCAAATGCACCATTCAATAGATTAGAATACGGAAAAATTAATTCAGCCGGAAAGCAATGGATTGCTAGATACGCTCTTGCACTTGCAAAAGAAATGTTGGGTGCAGTTAGAGCTAAGTTTTCATCAATTCCAATTCCTGGCGCCGATGTAACTCTCGATGGGTCAGACCTTCGTAATGAAGCATCTGCTGAAAAAGACTCATTAATGATTCAATTGACTGAAATGTTAGAATCAACATCTCGTAGAGCATTAATGGAAGCAAGAAAAGAAGAATCTGAATACTTGGAAGAAACTCTTAACCGAGTTCCACGACCAATTTTTATAGGATAACCAAATGGCTTTATTCGGTGGACAAAGAGATATGGCTTTATTCAATAAGGTGAATAAAGAACTTATCAATGATATTATTGATACTGAAATTTACTACTATCAATTGGCTTTGACTGAAACTAAAGCAAATTTGTATGGTGAGGGTAAAGATAAGGTATTCAATCAGCCGGTAAAGATTCCGTGTTTAATTGAACGTAATCAGTCATCTCAAATATCCGATGATTTTGGTCAATCATATTCTCGTGAAGTTCAATTTAGATTTCTTCGTGATACGTTGGTTGATATTAATATTAAACCCGAAGTTGGTGATATTATACAATGGAATGGTGAGTATCATTTGATTGATGCACAATATTCTTACCAATATGTTGCTGGTAAGAACCCACAAACTTGGGATGGTGGCGATTCACAAGGTCTTAATGTATCTATTATATGTGATGCACACGTTACACGACAAACATCAATCAAATTGGTAGATACCTATAAAGGTAACTCACGACAAAACGATAACGAAGTACCATTGGGGTTATAAGATGGCAAGTAAGTATAGAAACGAAGATAAGTCAAAACCAAACCTTATTCAAACACAGTCTTCTACATCACAAGACCCAAAGTTGAATAAGGCAAAGCAAGTTCGTAGAGACCAAGACAATGTAAAGAATATTTCAGTTGGCATTTACGATGTTGATACTGCATTTAAAAACTTTTTGGAGAAAGATGTAAAACCAACCATTCAAGATGATGGTAGATTTTATCCAGTTCCAGTAATGTACGCATCTCCAGAAAAATGGGCAAGTGCTCAACGTGATGGGTTTATGAGAGATGATAATGGTATGATTTTGACACCAGTTATCTCGTTCAAACGAAACAATCTTTCAATTAATACCGAATTATCAAAACTAAAGGTGGCTCAGAACGAAGATGCTCACCAAATGTTTGAAAGAAAATATACACAAGCAAATAAATACGACCAGTTCTCTATTTTAACAGGCCAACAACCAAAGCGAGAGTTTATGTCGGTTGAAAGACCCGATTATGTCAACTTGGAGTACGAAGTAGTTGTATGGTGTGATTATATGGAGCAGGTAAACAAGATTGTTGAACAAATTGTCTTTTTCCAAGGTCGTTCTTTTGGTGATAGATACAAATTTGTAATAAAAGGTGATTCTTACTCATTTGAAACCATTTCAGAGATGGGCCAAGATAGAATCACTAAAGCAAACATCAATTTGACTGCTAAAGCATATATCGTTCCAGAATATGCCGCAATGACCAACAATACTAAACGTAGAATTTCAGTTGGTAGGGTATTTTGGGGAGATTCTCCAAAACTCGGTGGAAATGATATATCCATTAGTAGTGGTAATGAATAATTTTTACATATTTATATACTGAAACAAATAAATTTTATGTTATGAGTGAAAAAACAATTGTAAGCTTTACCGAAGAAGAAGTTGGTAAAATTACGGGGTTACAACAAAAGGTATTGACTATCAATACACGACTTGGGGAAATCGAGTTAGAGATTTACGAATTAGAATCCACATTCCAAGCTTTAAAAGATGAAAAGCAATCATTAATCAATTCATTTGGAGAAGTTAGGAAGGAGGAGATGGAGTTAGGCAAGGTTTTGAGAGACAAATATGGTGAGGGAACTTACGATATTGGAACAAATACCTTTACTCCTAACAAATAAGTAGTCGTTTACCCCATTTTTGGTGTATTTATAATAAGGAAAACCGAAAATTACATTTTAGGAGAAAATAATGGCTGAAAGAATTGTAAGTCCTGGCGTATTTACAAGAGAGAAAGACCTCTCATTCTTACCTGTGGGTATTGGTGAAATTGGTGCCGCTCTTATTGGACAAACTGTTAAAGGTCCTGCCTTCGTTCCAACGAAAGTAGAATCTTTTAACGAATATCAACAAAAATTTGGTGGTCTTACTGAAGATTCATATCTTCCGTATACCGCTCAATCTTATTTAGAAGAAGCTGGTGCTGCAACTATCGTAAGAGTATTGGGTGCAAGTGGTTACACTGCAAAACCTTTGGCTTTGGTAGTTTCTTCATCTAATGGTGAATATGTAGGTGCTTTACTTCACCCAACTACAACTTTGGGTACTGGTGATATGGACACAACTGCAGTTGATGCCGTTGCAAGTGCATCTTCGTTTGTTCTTACTTTGGATGGTAATGGTATTGAAAGTGGAAGTGATGTAAACGTAACTTCTGCATCGCTTGACCCATCTAATGTTAACTACATTACTAAAATTTACGGATACGCTCCTAAATCATCTAAAGATGCTTACACAATGTTGAACTTCTCAACATTCCAATCAGCGTCTTTTGCTACTGGTGAAAATGTTAAGGTTTCAGTTCAGCAAGTTGATGTTGATTACACTAAAGCTTATTCTGAAGCTTCTACTCCGTGGATTAAATCACAAAAAGTAGGTGGTAACGCTGCAAACTTGTTTAAATTCCACACACTTTCTCACGGTACTGCTACAAACTATGAGTTTAAAGTAGGTATTCGTGATATCAAACCAGCTTCAGAGGTGCCAGGTTCTGAATATGGTACTTTCTCTGTAATTGTTAGAAGAGTAGATACTTCTAAAATTCCTAACTCAATTTTCGGTCAGTCAGTTCAAGATACCGACTCAAGACCAAACATTGTAGAAGAATTCTCTGGTGTTAATCTTGACCCGAACTCTCCAAACTATATTAAGAGAGTAATCGGTGACAAGTACATTACTGTTGACGCAAATGGTAAGTTGTTAACTAATGGTGACTATCCTAACGCATCTGCTCACATTAGAGTAGAGGTTGATACTGATGTTGACGCAGGTTCAATCGATTCAACACTCGTTCCATTTGGATTTGGTGCCGTAACTTCACCACTACATTCAACTTATAACCTACCTGCTCCAACTTATAACGTATCACAATCAGTTAGTGGTGAATACAATAAGAGAGTATTCTTGGGTTACTCATTTGACTTTACAAATACCGACAACTTGAACTTCTTGATGCCAACTCCAGACGCTAACACCGAAACTGTTGGGTCTGACTTCGATTTGGCTGATTGTAAAACAGGTATTGTTGGTTCTGAAACCGCAATCTCATTATCATCTGAAATAGATGCTTTGAAATTCATCGTACCTTTCCAAGGTGGTTTTGATGGATGGGAGCCAAACCGAGTAGTTCTTACAGGTACTAACATTGCTGCTGGTAACACTCAAGGTTTAGATTGTTCATCTGCTACCGCTTCTGGTACTGTTGCATTAAGAAAAGGTATCAACGCAATCTCTAATCCTGATGAGTTCGATATCAATATGGTTGTAACTCCAGGTATTATCAATAGATTACACTCTTCAGTAACTACATTCGCTAAAGATATGTGTGAAGATAGATTAGATTGTTTCTATGTTATGGACGCTGGTGCTTACCAAGATTCAATCGCAACGGTTGTTAACTCATTGAGTGGATTTGACTCAAACTATGTGGCTACTTACCATCCTTGGGTTAAGATTTTAGATACTGACAAGAATAAGCCAGTCTGGGTTCCGCCAAGTGTTGTTCTACCAGGCGTTATCGCATTTAGTGATTCGGTAGGTGCCGAATGGTACGCTCCTGCTGGTTTAAATCGTGGTGGTCTTCCAAACGTACTTGAAGTTAAGACTCGTTTGACTCACGATGAGAGAGATACACTTTACACTAACCGAATCAACCCAATCGCTACGTTCCCTGGACAAGGTGCTACGGTATTCGGTCAAAAGACATTACAAGCAAAACCATCAGCATTGGATAGAATCAATGTTCGTAGGTTGATGATTGCTGTGAAGAAATACATCGCATCTTCTACAAGATACTTGGTATTTGAAAACAACACGGCTGCTACAAGAAATCGCTTCTTGTCAATCGTTAATCCATACTTGGAATCAATCCAACAAAGAAATGGTTTGTACGCATTTAAAGTGGTGATGGATGACTCCAACAACACTCCAGATGTGATTGATAGAAACATTATGGTAGGGGAAATTTACTTACAACCAGCCAAGACTGCTGAATTCATTGTTCTTGATTTCAACATTCTTCCAACTGGCGCTGCATTCCCTGAGGCATAAATTAGAGAAACGACTATTTATTAGAAAGACAATAGGAGATATAAATGGCACAATTACTTGACCCAAATGAAATTATGTTCACCAACTTTGAACCGAAGATGTCAAATCGGTTCATTATGTACATCGAGGGAATCCCTGCGTACTTGGTGAAAACCTCTGCCAGACCAGAAATCACCAATGGTAAAGTTACCATTGACCATATCAACACTCGTAGATATGTAAAAGGTCGTTCGGAATGGTCGGACATTACTGTTACTCTTTATGATGCAGTAGTTCCATCAGCAGCACAGGCTACAATGGAGTGGGTACGTTTACACCACGAATCAGTAACAGGTCGTGATGGTTATTCTGACTTCTACAAGAAAGATATTACATTCAACAGTTTGGGTCCTGTTGGTGATAAGGTAGAAGAATGGACATTGAAAGGTGCATACATCCAAACCGCTAAATTCTCGGATATGGACTATTCAGGTGAAGACCTTGCAACTGTTGATTTGACACTTACTTACGATTACGCTATCTTACAATACTAAAATACGGATTGTAATTACAAATTGGAAAATGAGAACCCCACTTCGGTGGGGTTTTTAGTTTAAAATAGTATATTTATTTTAGGTTAACCAATTATAAAGGAGAAAATATGTTAAATGTTATTAGAAACGTGGAAACTAAACAAGTTGTTTATATTTCATATGGAACTGTAACTCACAACGAATCCGGAGTAGCTGACGCTTCAAGTACAGACCTTGAAGCCGGACTATGGCCTACAACCGATGGTTGGGAATTGTTAAGTGTAGAAGTAGAAGCTCCAGCCGACTACCTTGGTGAAATATACAAAATGGTAGAAGATGGTGACACTTACCGTTGGGATTTGATGTAATATAATCATCAACAAATCTATAAACCCTCACCATTCGGTGGGGGTTTTTGTATTATAAATTATCGACTTACATACTTATATATGGTTAACCAAAATAATAACAAGGAAAAGTTATGGCAGATTTACAAGATGAATACAAAGGAATGTCGGATTCAGACATTGCTGCAAAAATAAGAGCGGAGTCTGAAACTCAACAACTTCGTGATTACAAATTCCCTACTGAAATCATAGAACTACCATCTCGTGGATTAGTTTATCCAAAAGATAACCCATTATCAAGTGGTAAGGTAGAAATGAAGTATATGACAGCAAAGGAAGAGGATATTCTAACTACACAATCATATATCAAAGATGGGTCGGTGCTTGACCGATTATTTCAGTCTCTTATCATTTCAAATGGTGAAGGTCAACCTATCAAGTATGTTGATTTAATCGTTGGTGATAAAAATGCTATTATGATTGCTGCTCGTATTCTTGGATATGGTAAAGATTACAAGGTTATGGTAAATGACCCGTTTTCTAACAATACACAGGAAGAAACCATCGACCTTACTCAATTTGATAATGTTGATTATGATGGTTCAGCACAAATGGAACTTCATAAAAACGAATTTGAGTTTAAACTTCCACAATCAAAAAGAAATATCACTTTTATGATTCTAACCGAATCAAAAGATAGAAAAATTAAGCACGAATTGGAAGATTTAAAGAAAGCAAATCGTAAACTTAAAAACGAAACAACACCTGAATTAACAACTCGTTTAAAACATAGCATTCTATCAGTAGATGGTGATTATGAATTAAAAACTATTAGAAATTTTGTTGATAATGAATTGTTTGCATTTGATTCAAAGGCATTACGAAATCATATAAGAGAAGTTTCTCCTGATATTGACCTAACTTGGGAATTTATTTCAGAAGAAACTGGCGAAGGGAGGGAGATGTCGTTGCCAATCGACTTGTCCTTTTTTTGGCCTAACGATTAAATATAGACAACAACTTCACGGGCATATATTTGACCTTGTATACCACGGAAATGGTGGGTTTACTTGGAACGATGTTTACAATATGCCTGTATGGGCTCGTAAGTTCTATCTTAATAAAATTATTGAGTTCAAGACTGCGGAAAAAACGTATAATGAGGAGTCTATGAAGAAATCACAAAGGGGAACACGAAAATAGTTCCCCTTTGATATTTATATAAGATAATAATAGGAGACATATGAATTTCTTACAAAAAATAATTACAAGAAACCTTTTAAAGGGTATGGAAAAGATGGCTCAAAAAGACCCTGCAGTTCGTAGCAGTTTTGATGCCCTTGCTAAAGCCTCATACCAACTACAAAAAGATATAGATGCACATATCAAAAACTCTAAAGATACTTTTAAGTAAGTAATATTAGGTAACCCAAATGGCAAAGACTAACAAGCAGAGATACCAAGAGCAGAAGGCTCGTAAGAAGACTATGGAAGATAATGACTTCCTCAATAGTCAGGCCGACCTACTCAATCGTAAAATGCAAGACCACATTGAAAATGCCAAGGAGTTGGGTAAACTTCGACAAGACTTATTAAAAGGAATGGTTGATGAGGTTGATAATCTTGACCAACAAAAAAAATTGTTAAAAGACTACGAAAAGTCAATGCAATTGTTGGTGGATGGTAGAAGTAAAACTGCTCGAAATTTAAAAGAAGAGATAGATGCACTTAAAAAGGTAATCAAAGTCGAGGAGAGGCGAAGAGACCTACAATCTGAACTGCAGACTAAAGCCGATGGTATGTTAGATGGTCTTGAAGGTCAAATTAAAAAAGTTCCAATTATCGGAGATTTTTTAGCGTCTACAATGGACTTCAAAGGTTTAAAAAAGAAAATGGGTAAGATATTAAAAGGAGTAACCCAGCAATTCGTAGCGTTAACTGCCGCAGGAGTTCCTGCCGGAAAAGCAATTGGTATGTCCTTTAGAGGTGCAATAAAACCTATAATGAGCTTTGGTGCAACTTTATGGGCATCGCTGGCACCATTACTACCTATCATTCTTCCTATTATAGCCGCACTTTATTTATTTAAAAAGGCATTGGGAGTTGACCAGCAAGTAGCTGATTTAAGTCGTGAGATGGGAATCGGTAATGATGAAGC